CCCGTCCTCTGATCTGCGCCAATCTGCCGTAGAGGATGGAGGATTCCGGATCGATTGCCTCTCTGCTGCATATCTCGATGATGAGCCACTACCCGTTGAAGAAAGACCGATCATTTGCCTCTCGGCATCGTATCTTCCCATAACCTCCCTCCTTTAGTTATTAATCGGTAATCCGTAGTAAAGCAATAGTTCATCAGTTTCCTGATCTGATAACCCTTGCCCGATAATAGCCGCCCTAAGTTGCGGCTTAGTGTTAGGATTTACTGTTACTTCCCCGGTAGAAGAATCCTTTGCTGTGTACATAGTGTTCAGTCTTCCGATTAGCTCGTTAGGGTTAAGCTTATCTGTCGGTTTAGTTCCTATCGTCTTAGTTCCTGCGCTAACAGAATAATTCTTAGCCTTACCAAGTACCCTGTCTAGATATGCAGGAGTTCCTTCTCCGTAGCCCATGATACCTTTATTTAAGTCCCCACCTGCCCATTGGATTCGTTTGGCAAGATAGGATGCCGCCCCATAAATAGATGATTTAGGGTCAGTTCGATTAACCCCTTCCTCGTTACCTGTAGTTGACAAGAATTGACCTAAGCCCGTTGCTCCTGATGTTGGATTAACAATCGTCGGATTCCAACTTGACTCTGCTTCGATAAGCCCAGCAAGAACAGCAGGAGGGATTCCGTTCTTGCTGGCTGCATCATTTACCCAACCTGAATATTCCTGCGGCATAGTTCCGCCGGTAACCGTTCCTCCGCCTGTTCTGGTGATGCCCGCAATTAGTTCGTTATTGTCTGCATTCTGTTGCGAAATTTTTCTATTTTCAGCATCGTTGTAATTATTAGAGTTAAGATTCGCCATGAACTGAGCGTTCTTAATCGCATCGGCGGTTCTCTCATAGGTATCTTCACCTTTATATTTAGCCATCATTTTCCCAACATTGTACTCGTTGGTGAAGTCATCCTGCTTGATCGTATGGTCAAGAGTGTCCTGCTTGTACTTATTGGCTATCGAGTCCTGACCTTGATCATAGGTAAACTTATCCCTGGTATAAGCATTCGCCACCGCATCCTGAACCTGCTTCTGCTCCATGAGAAGTCTATCCATGGACGGTCTACCCCTGTCGGAGTCAGGACGGGGAGCGTTATTGGCAGCCATTACGGACTTCATTTGTGCCGCTATATCGTTCGTTTGAAATGGCGACTGGTTGCTTTTTTGGAAAGAGTCGAATGTTCTCGCTGTACCCTCGGCATCATTTCCGAAGACACGCGTTACAGAGGGGCCAAGCATTTCATCGGTAATGCCCGTCCCTACTCCTCCTAGAAACACATCGTCTTCGTTGAACTTGGTTTGGCCCGGAATATATAACTGAACACCTTTATCTTTATTTCTGTCCATGTCAGCTTGCAGTGCATATACAGCCATGCGCTATCATCCTTTCAGTAAATCACTCCTAACCCGAATAGTACCCCCTGCTCCCATTAGAGTTAGTAAACGTATAACTCCCGTCAGCGTACTTGGTTATATTTGTTGCTCCGGGATGTAATGCTGAAATGGACGCAGGAAGCATTGTTGCCGATTGTCCTCCTGAACTCGATGGTGATCTAGTCAGCTTCTCACCGGTTATAGGATTAGTAGCAGCGAACCCATCAAATTTATTCCAATCCATTTGGTTACCAAATCGGTTCTGCTTCTTCATCTCCTCAAATTCAGCCGCCCATTGCTTCAACTTCTCCTGAAACTCATACTGCTCATTACCCTGCACCCTTGACGCTAAAGTGGGAACCCCATAATAATCGTACGCCCCTCTTGCGTCGTTATCCGTCGTCTTGTTGGCAGCAGTAATATGGGTAACCTTATTCCCCTGAGCATTGTACGGATTACCCGGCCTACTGATAGGCTGCACGCTACTAGATGCAGTCCTAATAGCATTAGCCTGTTGAGTTACTGCCGGATCTGAGGCAGGAACAGAAGCATTAACATTCGTGCCAATCGGATACCCTTGGGGTGATTGAGTCACCGCCTGTACAGGTGTTCCATCCGTATAGTATCCCGGTCTATTGGGATCAATAGTAGGCATAGTTCACTCCTCCTTTACACATTCTTATATTGAGGTATCCCATCATCCCTCGTCCCAATTTTAGTAGAACCTGCTGGAACAACTCCTGCTGGTAACTGGTCAGCATAGATAGGGGCATAGTATTTCTTACCATGAGAGGTGTACGTCAACCTGTAGCCAGTCAGTGCATAACCTCCGGCATTGGTGGCAGGAGCATTAGTTCCCGGCCCTACTATGGCATAATTCTTCCACTCGGTGCCCGTCTTGCCTGTTGTTGTGCCTTCTAAGTCAGGAGTTATATTCCCGGATGCGTCAACAACATCAGTGGTCGGAGTTTCTTCTACAGGGTCGGTAGCGTCCACAGGGACTACGCTAATCGTTCCATCAGGGTTAACCACGACTCTGTCAGTGCCGTTACTAACATCCCCTGGGTAATTACCTGTTGTATTGCCAACCTGAATACCGTTCTCGAACTCTTGTTGGTCAACAGAAGCATTGTAATTCAGCGCCCATTGAGCTAATCCGGAATAGTATTGCGCTGTACTCAATCCAAGCTGTGCCGCGAACTGACTAGCGTTTTGGTCGAGTCCAGCTTGAGCAAGGGAATTCTGCGCTCCGTTCTGAGCTATTTGTGCTGCTAATTGAGCTTGAGATAAGCCAAGAGATTGAGCGAATTGAGCAGACTGGTTATTGATTTGTTGTTGTGCTTGTCCAGATGTTACCAACCATTGATTATCCGCGACCGCATCCCTGCCGTATTGATAAGCAGCCGTATTATAATCGACCGCAGCCTGAGCCTGAGCAGCAACTATCTTATCGGCATAACTAGCGTCGAGCTGTTGCCCTGCGAGATTATTAGCATTGATATTACTTGCCGTACCGATATTGTTAGCCAGTTGTTGTGTTGCGGATTCCCCGGATTGCAATAGCCCCATTTGCGTCAAGGCATTGCGGATATGTTGAGCGTTCACTTTGCCTGTGGCTGATGCTGTGTTGTTCGCTGTTTCAGTTTGGCCTGGTATCTTTGCCCGTTCAGTGTTATAAGTTCCAACTTGTGCCGCTAATTGACCCTCCATAGTGGACTTGAGGTTTGCAAGCGCTTGGGCCTGGCGTATTCTTATTGCCTCTGCCTCTTGTTGTCTCGCAGCTTCTGCTGCAGCTTCCCTTGCTGCCGCCGCCTCTGCTTGTTGGCTGGATGTTGCTTGCATTGCCGCTATGGCAGCTTGTATTTGAGCTGCATAGTCAACGGTAGGAGGGGTAATAACTTCAGGGGTTGTTGTGGTAGGAGTAGTCGCAGGCGGGGTAGTAGTTGTGGGGGTTGTAGTTGGGGTGGTGGTTTCAGGCGTAGTAGCTGTAGGAGTGCTGTTCGGATTGGGTACACCTGGGATTCTAGCAGGTGGCCCTCCTTCAGCTAATCCGCTACCAGCTAGTCTGTCCGTTGTTGTAGTGGGGTATAGGCTCCTTGTGCTATCTTGGTTTACTGCTGTGGGGTATACAGTCTTTGTGCCTTGAGCAGCCGCAATGCTTGCTTTTCTTATTTCTTCAGCCGTTTGAGTCGTGGTAGTAGCCATATTTAACCTCCTTTTTGGGAAATGGGCATAAAAAATAAGCCAATTGGCTTTAATGTTTAAAGATATTTAGTGGACGTAATACGTCTACTGCGACATAACCTAGTATCCGAATTGTGCTAACCTATCAGCTACCATTGTGTCAACTTCTGTCTGTGTCAATTTCCCAGCTGCAACAAGTTTATTGAGGGTAGCAATACTCACGGCATTAATCATATATTTGTCATACCAACTCAACTAAATCACCCCCGCGATAATTAAATCAGCCTGAAGGTCGCTTATCATTTGTGCAATTTCTGCATTAGTCGGGACATATGGTTGAGGGGTTATCACGGGTTCAGGTGTGATAAATGTTCCGTTTGTTTGCATAATTTGTCCACATTCACCTATATCTGATTGAATTTCATCCTTGGTTATAGCGGGGCCAATTCTTTCAGCGATTACCTTATTCGCGTTATCTAAGATGATAAACCTGGGCATAAAATCACTCCTTATTTAAACTCTACGAGTTGCCAATGCAATGCTAGGGCAGGACAACTTGTGTGCCACTTGTAAATAGTTATATTTTGACTGTCCTTTATCGCATAGGTGATCATAGGCTCATTGGTACTATCCTGATTGAGTCGCTTTGAAACTGGCAAAAGAATTGCTTTATTAACATTAAGACTTGTTACTGAGATATCCACAGAGCTTACCCCAGTGTTATAAGCAAGCGAATAGTCTCCCTTTTGAATGCTCTTTACATTATTAAATTCAATAACTTGCCAATATATTGGCACATCACCAGCCGCGCCGTAGTATTGATATATTGAGAAGTTTATCGTTGTTGCGTCTACTATTTTCCCTTTTGTTTCAAAGTATTTATAACCTAATCCCAAATTTCCTTTGAAACCAAATAGTAAAACAGAGGAATTTGGATCAACGGAAGAAATGGCTACGTCTAACGATGTTGAAGTTAGTGTGGTGGTTCCACCTTGGATGCTTTTGATATTACTCCCACCACTACCGAAAATACTAGCCTTACTTAATAAATTACTACTCAATAACCCCTCCATTATGACGTCACCTCATTAACTCCCCAGATATAGTAGTCCATATCAGCTATTACTTCCCCCTTAACCTTAATGGTCTTGGTAGTTGCAACGGGGATATTTAAGTCAGAACGGATTAAAGTATCTCCCGTTGGGATTGCCTTAGAGTATGGCACTATCCGTTTATCGTCGATTAGTAGTTCTGCTTTCTTGTCGGCAGCATTTGCGTTTGATATCGCAAATCCCTTCATCACGAATGTTGTACTTGCGGCAATTGTGGCAACCGTAACCGAGGAAGTTGTCAATGTTCCTGAGTAAACTTGGTCTGTATATGTTTTAGTCAATGTATCTGCACCCCCTTAAATCTAGGTATAGTTTGTCCGCTCGATACTGAACAGTTTCTGCCTGATGTCCAACAAGCGCATCGTTAACACCCTTAACCGTCTCGGTCGTTCTTCCATCTCCCGCAAGCCCATCCAACTCATCTTGAGTAGCAGGGTTAAACGCCAATTCAGCAGTAGTAATTGTTCCCAATGCAATCTTAATAGCTTCTAGGCTTCTATCAGGTATCTGCCCCAACACAACATCCTGAACCTCTCCATGAGTGGCAAACCTAGCGTCAGATTCAGTTTCCGTGAAGTATAGATTATTAAGTTGTCCTGCATTCAGCTCTGTCTCGGTGTAATATCGTCCATCATGATCAGAGCTACCCTTATGAGTATTAAGAGCAGTAGTATGTGCCGAATCGACAATACCAAGGGCAGAAGATTGAGAAGTATTGTATCCGTCAGCAAGTGTCTTGAGAGCAGTTAAAAGCGTCTGTACATCATTGCCAGTTAACCCAGCTATAGTTTCTACCCCAACAAACTTTGCTCCGCTAGAACCTGCTGCGGTGGATTTTAGGATAGCTGTTAGAGCTTCTATAATACTCTGCACGCTAGACTGTGACCCGATGGAAGAGATGGGAGTCATTGCCGTATTGTCCGCCCCACTCGCTCCGTCTATTACAGAGTTTAGAAGCGCAACAACTGCATTTAGGGCTACTCTCATTTCCTCAGAACGCTTGTTGAAATTCTCCTTACCAACCGCAGGAGTCCAACCGGGATAATCAGATTGTGCTTCATGGTCAAATGCGAACGTATCCTTTGTTGGAAATGCCATTATCTCATCTCGCTTCCGCTATCGTACTGGACTCCGAGCGATATAACACTCATTCCTTCGTCCAACACGTTATTTCTAAACATAAACTGAAAATAGTTAGCTCGTTTTGACATTCTCTTTCGCTTTAGTACGGGGAAGAAGGAAGTATTATAAGTGAAACCAACGTAACTGAACCCAACATAGCTAAAGGCATTTGTCTGCATATTTAGGGCAATAACCCCGTTGCTTTGGCGTGAAAGAAACGTTAACTCGACTGATGACCTGTGTTGTGGTTTTGCGATTACATCCACGCGATTAACGACTTTAATCCTACTTGGAGTACCTGTATTATCTTCTTTAGTCTTGTACCATGCGTCAATTGCCACACCGTCATCATTAGCTATTAGCTCATCAAATTGATAGACAATGCCATCCGTGTTACTACCAAAGCAGAGAGTGTTGTCTATTTCAGCAAAGCAGGATGCAGGAACGTTTGTGTCGTACAGCCATGCGTTGAGTTTGTAATCCCAAATGTAGCAGACATCGTTGACGCATAATCCGTAATATCCATCGTGGTTGTATGAGATTGCATCCCATAAATCAACTTCCCTAAGTAGTCCGAGGTCGAGACGTTCAACTCCCGCCTTGTCGATGAGGTTGCTTATCTCATTGACCGATAGCCTGTCGTTAACTGTTGAGTTACCGAGGACTTGTAATACCCCATTGCTCGTAGAAGCGCATACAATGCTGTTGTCAACCTCTTGAATAGAACCCGGTATGTCACTACCCTTTTCGAGATTGATGGACGCATACGGGAATATAGGATAAGTTGCTCCATCTGCATAGGATAGGTATCCATGACCCTTGGAGTGTGATACGTAGAGTAGGTCGAAGATATGCGCTAATCCCGCGACATTTCCTGGCACCTTTTGAACTGCATCATCAGGGAAATAGTCCGCATTGTAGTTTTCTCCGTATAGACGAGAGTGCCATATTAGGTCGGGATAGTTAGGGTTGCCGCTAAAGAATACTGTCGCTTCTGATTTTCCTCCGAACACTTCTGAGATAGTACAATTTAGGATGTATTCGGGGTGAGCAAGGGATGCCTTGAATGCCGTTATGATGACGTTGTTTGTGCCGATGGCAGGAGCGACATTGAAGGTGACTACGCCCGTTGTACGGTTGACGCTGAAGTTAGTTGTCTCGACCATTGCTACTCCATTGACGATTGCTGTTATGGCCGTTGCGTCGAGAGAGGTGTAAGGGAGAGTATAGGCTGTTGCCGTACCTGTTGCGGTGAATGCGACACGGAATCCTGCAGATATTAAATTAAAACCTTCATTGACGGTCCCTGCATTGGGGGAGCCTGTCGGTGAGCGACCAATTAAGATAAGAGGTTTGTATGCCGTGTCCGTAACGTCTTCAGGGGTTGAGCCATCATATCTTATAAAGTCCGTTCCGTTGTGCATGTACATTTTGTCACTGAGGACAAAAAAAGAAGCCTTAGCATTTGCTAGGCCTGATTTAATCTCGATAGGTTGGTCGTTGTCGTATTGCTCGTAGAGTTTTGTGCTGTGTGCGATTATTTTGTAGCTATCGCCGTTTGCTTTTTTGTATTGGAATAAGCCGTTGATGCCACCGACTCCAAGGGATATGGGGTATAAACGCTTAAACCCGGGCCTTTTCCCTACCGTACCATCCCTGATTCTTACATTTTGAAGCTCGGGGGAAAATTTAGGTGCAATTAAAGAAGGTGAATTAAGATAATCCAACCCTCCCGAAAAATCAGAATACGTTAACTCCCTTGACGTATTAGGAAATTTCAAGCTCTTTATCTGTGCGATGTTATCACCCCATTACCAGTTACTAACATTTTCGATCGTGCCGTTTTGCTCGTCAATCGTATGGGCAGATTCATTGACAAAGGCATCGAATTGATTCAAGAGTATAATCCCATTCTGTTGGCTTCCTGTACTCAGCAACCAAGTTCCAGCCGCGAAGTAGGCAAGGTAGGCGTGATTCTGCTCCTGTATCTCAGGTTCGTCCGTATCGAGAACTAACTTATCGGGACACTTAAAATACAGAACATCAAAACTTCCAATGTAATAATAATTTATAACTATGTTTTTCTTCTCAATGGAATAGTCAATTAAAGTCGTATGCAAGCGATCGTCAGAATTTTGCACAACCTTATTCATGGATATATATCCGGTCGGGAGAGGGTATTTAATATACGGTTGGAATTTAGGCACATCAGAAGAACTGGCGAACGTATAGCCATACAATGCAGTTCGTCTAATATTAAAAGGATAAGGCCCAGCAAAGCGCATCCTAACAGTATTAGACACATTAGAAGGAGCTACCAGCCCTTTGTATTCTGTAAATCCGCTGATTCCAGTTATAGTCAGTGTGGCTAAATTTGTCCACACTCCGCTAATGCTTTCCTCAAGATAGACAACGCAATTTCCATCTACCTCGAAGTAGTAAGACTTAACCCCTGTTGCGGAAACTTCTATATCTGCATCCAAGTGTTGGACGATATTGAACGAGCTATAAACATTGAGCAAGTTTGGTATAGGGTTCTGAGTTATAGGAAATACCGCTTCTATTTTGTCTTTTTCGGAAAATTTGTTCTGAGCAGTATTCAAAAACGCATTAAATGCAAGTCTGAAATCTGCCGTATCGCTCAACGGCAATTGTTCTCCATCTGCTGAAAATGAGTTAGCTAAGGATAATGCCAAGTCTCTTATCTCAGAGAGATTCAATTCAACCCCCCCTAAATATCCAGAATCAATACAGCGCAACTCGTACCTGTTGCATTAGAGATCACTGATAAATTGTTCTTCACCGTGAACTTTGTTAACATTTGCACTCCTGCGGGCACTAGAAACCCGTTTGCTGCTGTTGCCGTCGTCGTTGGGTGAAAGTACAGTGGTTGCGCTCCTGTGTTGCTTATTAGGCAGGGTCTTCCGTTTACTGCTATTGCTTGTGCCGTTGCGACTAGAGTTTCCACCACTATTACTTCCTTTGCTAATGGGCAATGTGACATCGTTATGTTCCTCCTTTGATTCTCCATTGAGTCCTAAGCCCTTCGCGATTGGGTTGAGAACTTCGAGAAGTTGAGTGAGTAATTCGTTTGTTTTGCGTGATTCTGATCGAATATCGAAAAGTAGTTGACGTTCTGTTGTGCTAAGGTCGAGTTGCGATTCTTGCATTAGTTCACTTCCTTAAAAAGAAAGGGAGCCGCTAAGCCCCCCTTGAATTATACCCACTGCATAACTACTGAGACTGTTCCCAAGGCATAGGATGTAGCCGCGCCAGATTGGACTTTGAGGCAAAGTGCATCACCTGCCGCTAGTGTTCCGGCGGCTGTCGTTACTGCCGTTTTACTTACAGGCGTATTTGCTGTACTCGTTAAATCCCATCCAGTCGTGAACAGGTCATCACCAGCACTAGGAGCCTCGCCGGTGGTTAGTTTTTCAACCGTCAATACTCCTGCTTGTCCGGCTACTGTTACATGGCGTTCGTAACCACTTATGATCTTGCAAGCCGCCGGAGCGATGAAGAAAGTTTTTGCAACGTCTGCTGCTGCCACTTGCGGATACGTTACGACGAACTTTTGCCCTACCGGAAATTGTCCGGTTGTGAGGGTGATGGTTTTACTTGCAGGTACGGTTATGTTTCCGGTGGGGTCAATGATGAGAACTTCCGATCCGTATGCTCCGACCGCAACGCCGTTTTCCGCAGCTATTATATCTACGTTTGAGTAGCCCAAAATGAATCACTCCTTAAATAAAGATGAGGCGAGTATTTCTACCCGCCATGTTGACTAGAGACTCGATGCACCGGAAAGACCAGGCGCACCGCAAAGAATTGTCCGGAAATTATTGATACCTGCTGAGTAGCGGCTTCTTCCGGCAAAGACGTTGGAATCATCATTGTCATTAATATAACTCTTTGTGGTTAAGGGAATACGATCAAGCCAGATCAATGCTTGATAGGCTTCGTTAAATGCAGAATCCATAATAAACCATGTGTCAAGGCCGCTAGTTGTTCCGGCGAACGCTGTGAGATATGGCGAGATCACTACGTTCCATCTTGATGCGTTCACGTTAATTCCATTATTTGCCGTTGTTGGATTTAATTCGGAGCCAATAGCCTCAAAGACTAGCTTTTTGATAGATGCTTTGTCAGGGATGATAATTGTGTCGGGAGTCACGCTTAAAATATGGCCATCGTCGTCGGTCAGGTAATGTGCTTTTTCCTCAAGGTAGTTAAGGTTGTCATAGGAGAATGGGGCATTGTAAAGATTGGATTGCACTCCCGTCCCACCTGTAATCGAAGGATGGTCAACCGCAAACATAGCCTTTCCATCTGCCCCGGAAATATCAAAGTTCTTGCCCATAAAACTCATCGTGGTTGCATTGCCCTTGTTGATAATGCCAGCCGCAAAAAGTTCCTTTGTCCGATTGTAAGACAACATGAAGGCAGAAGCCCGACTCTTTACCTTACCAAATTTAGCATCTTCAACCATTTCCTGAGTTACAGAGAATTGATTCTTCCAAGTTTCTGGCTCAATGGTCTTGCTGTAGCCCTCTTGGAAAGTGGATTCTGGATATTTACCATTCTCTCCGACCGGACTAAAATTGCCAAGTGATGTCTCAATGGTGTACTTATTGGCAAAATCCTTCGTCTCATCCATATAGAACACCTTATCAATGATGCTCATCTTCTGGAACGCTTCCTCTTGCTGTTCGAGCATCATTTTAATCGGCTCCTGTGACTTCCCGAAAATCGAATCATTCACTCCACTTGCTTTGCTAAAAATCATTTCCTTCACTCCTTAAATTTCAATAAAAATAGGACTCCTCATTTCGAGAAGTCCCCCCACAATTCAACTAAACTTATCTGCGGAAATATCCCTTCACGTTGGACGTAGTTGTCGCTCCATCGGTTGCGCTAATCTCAAACACCCCACTAGAACTTGTAGCTGTTACCAGTAAACCATCAGTATGCAGGGTAACCTTAGTACCGATAACGGTCACAGCCACTGTGGCCATACTTTGAGTAGAAAACTCCAGTAACTCAGTAACCCGAATAACAGGTAAATCCGTAACTGAAGTTGACTCTGCGGTACGGTCGCACATCGCAATAAATTCCGGAACTCCGGTAGCTGCACACTTAGTCAATCTCCCACTCGTTTGCGACAACGCTTCGCCAAGGGTTGCCCCCTCATTATCAGTTAAAAGAAAATACTCAAAAGGTGCCTGTGTTCCATTAAGGCCTCCAACTACTTTAAATGCCAATTCAACTCACTCCTTATTTTTGCGAAGCCTTATAATGCTTCTTGTACTCATCCATCGACTTCCCAGGATTAAACTTCTTGTACATCTCCATGACCTCATCCGGAATCCTAACTGTATCCCCTTCGACACCCTTGCCGTTTCCTCGAACATGATCCTTCGACTGAATATTGTTGAGGGTAGCTTGTTTGGCAGCCTCAATCTTCCTCGTCTCAATGTTCTTATGCTCAACTACAAGATAAGCTTGCGGTAACGACAAGCCCGTGCTGCCGTTCTTCCACATACGCCAAACATCAGGGGGCACATCGGCAACCTCTTTAATATCCGGATATTCCTTTGTTAAATCGCTAAATGAGGTAACTAAAAAGTTATCCTCCTGCGCCCGGATGACCGCCTGTTCATATGCCTTTGCATTTTGAATGGCCGGATGCTCATCGACGAGCTTTTTCACCATGTCCGGGTCAATGCCTTTAGCTTGGTATTCCTCGCGCCGTAGTGCCTCTTCAAACTGTTGTACAGTGCTAATGCCGTGACTTTGCCCATACTTCTCTGCGACATCAGCGTCCGAGAACACTCCGTATTGTCCGAACTTCTTTGCTACCTCGATATCTCTTTGGTGCTGTGCCTTTGTTTCCGCCACAAGACGCTCTGCTGCTTCTGCCTTCCTGCGAAGTTCTGCATAGGCTCTGTCTTGCTCAGGAGTTTGCTTAGGCTTTTCTACCTCGGTTGGCTTTTCGGTCGTTCCTTCACTTTGGTCTACTGACTCTGTGGACTCTGTCGATTGCTCCGAGGTATCTGTGGTTGATTCTGTTGATTCCGCGCTTGCCTCTTGCGATGTAGCGACCTCACCGCCTCCGCTATCTACCTCATCCATAAATGGACGTAAATTTCTAAACTTAATAAACATTGCCAATCTCCTTTTGCGTATCCGATCGCCATCGTATTGCATCCATTAGGAGGATGAACCCTTGCCCCAAATTAGGCAAAGAGAAAAGGTATACTCGAAGTAAGTGAGTATACCTTAGTAAACCTTTTGCTAGGTCTACCTATTTCCCGGAACCAGAACGAAGGTCTTTGCCAGTTTTCTTCATAGGCTTTGCATTCTTTTTGTCCATGTTGGTTGCCTTGATGTACCCTGCGCTGTTTTGAGGGATTTTCATTTTGTCTTTCAATGTTCTCACCTCCTTGAATGAAGATTGGTAAAAAATAAGAACCTTTTCGGTTCGTCAGTTGGCGTTTATAAAATTTTAGCGCTCATTGATTCATTAATAACGGGTTCGGTGTACTTTGAGAATATGCTAAGCTTGTCCGTTGGCATTGCGTGAGGGTGTGCGGGTTTTGCAGGAACCGTACAAACAAATGTATATCCTCTTGCTGTAAAACTCTCGATGGTTTGGATATCGACGTATCCATTAGTAATTATCGAATCTATCTCTAGCATTTCTTACCACCCTTTCCCTTACCTTTCTTCGGCATCCCAATCCCCGGCATCGCTTTAATCAACATCATGTCAATTTTAGCCATCTTACCCTTGCCATGCTCTGCCTTTTCTTTGACAGGAGATTCTTTCTTAGCTTTTGCCATTACTGTTGCCCTCCTTGCTGTTGCATTAACATCTCGATAATTTGTACCTTCTGCTCATCCGGAGCGCTCTTAAACGCATCCTGTTCCTCTGGACTCATATTAGCCAAAGCCTCTTCTACGACCTGTCTAACTTGATCCTGAGGGTTTATGCCACCCTGCATCTGTTGAGGCTGTGGTGGTGGCTGAGTGGCCTCTGACGACATGTTGAGTTGTTGTGGTTCTGCTGTCTGTGGATTGGATTGTTGTTGTGATTGTGGCATTTGCAATAATTGTCCCATCTGCTCTGGTTGACCTCCTTGAGACTTAATGCCCATCTTGCCTAACATCTGTGATTGAGCGTCAGGCATAAGGTCTTCGTAGTTGATTGAAATCTTAGCCTCTGGCTGTGGTGGTGGTGCCTTGGCCTGTGCTTCCATCTGTTTAGTCAGGCTGTCGAGGATTGCCTTGGCATTCGGATATTTTTGCGAAACCATTTGTGTCCAAAATGCGGTAGATGCAGGGCCGGGGTTATACGCTCCATACTTCAGCATTTCAGTCGCTTGGGAGAATAGCCACATCTTGTCTCTTGGTAGCCCTGCTCCTGCGTCTGCCTGGAATATAAAGTCTGTGTTGTAGTAAAGTTCTCCGGCAGCATCCCTGACAAGGAAGGCGTATTTGTTAAAGTCGCCATAGTTGTCTTGACCATTGGCATCTTTGGTTACGAACGGTCGAAGTTCATCATAGAAAGCAAGTTTGAACTCGAACATAGTTTCATAAAGCTGTTTGTAGGCAGCGTACTTATTTGCTTCCTTTGAGCGTAGGCGACCGGATGCTTGCTGTACTTGTATTTGCTTGGCGATGCCTGATACTGCGGTTGAGTCTGATTTACCTTGGTATGAATTCGTTATTCCGAGAGTGGATTGCGCTGCCTTGTATTGTTGTTGTGCAAAGGCTAGGTCGTTGGTAATGTTTGCGGACAGATTCTTTACATTGAGCGCGGCTAATTCAGATTGGTTACCCCTGATAATTCCGTATAGCTCGTTGGACAGGTTGAACCTATGCCCTTCGAGTGCCGTGACAACAACAGAACCGCGCAGTATCTTTTCTTCGATTGTGGATACTACTTTTTTGTAAGCATCTTGTTGGTCACGAATAACGTCAACGTCTGACTGACCGCCGAAATGGAAGTTGAGGGGGATGTTTTCGCGGATGATGAGAGGGTAGCGCGTAGGGGTGAAGTAAGGAACCTCTGTGCCGGGTGGAAGGACTTCGCCGGGTTGTCCATTAACAGGGGAGAGGGTAACTTCTGTTGCAAGTGTCTCGAACTTCTGGATTTTACCGTCAATCCTTCGCGCATAGAAGTTGCTCATATCCTCTAATATTTCGTCCTCGCACCAAGTTAGCTTGCTAATCTCTCCATCATCATTGCGATACCAGCAGACAACTTCTGTTACCATGTCTGGGTTATTCGGTTGAGAAGTATTGTTCACTGTGCTTATGTTGGGGAATTGTTCACCTGAGTTTTCGAGATCCACATCGTAACGCTTTTTGATGTAGTTCTTTGTGACTGATGAGAGAATGAAGAAGTAGTCCATTAATTGCAGATTGAACACCCCGGGCTGTGGAACAATCCTCTTAGGATGAACAGACTCAATCTCTAGCTCCCCTCGGTAAAGATGATGCTTGAAGTCAGGATTCCAGCCTACAAGCATTGCGGAGTAGCCTTGTACTGGAGTTATGCGCTCGTTTATGTCGTTGATGGCTGTCATGCCGAGTTCTGTTATGTCAGAGGTGAGGGAATCTTCTATCATCATGGCTTGTGCTTCATAGCCGGGGAGCTTAGTCCGGACTGATGGTTGGGGAATGGTTGAGTCAACTCCTGTTTCGATGAACTCAAGGACTAGGTTGACTACGTTGTTGGCTTGTTTCCTCTTACCATTCGATGTGCGCTGGTTAACATTGGCATCTACGGTTGAAGTTCCGAGATAGATGGCTTCTCGTTCGTCGCGCAATACGTCAAGGTCTGAGTTTTGTGCTTCAGCGAGTTTGTCCTGGAACTTTTTTAGTTTTTCTTGTTGTTCAGATTCTTCCTTTTGTTTTTTTATGGAAGTCTTTACTTTGTCCACCACCTTTGCACCGAAGTCCTTTATTTTCTCAAGCAATGTGCATCACCCCCTAAAATTAGGCATGAAAAAAGACACTCGATTGAGTGCCTTGAATTTTCGTTATTTAATTTGTTCGGGCAGCTTGAATTTATCGGCCCATGTTTTGGGGTCGATAGTTAATTCAGTTGGCTTAGTAACTAGCGTCAGTGATCCGGTATCTGGATGGTATTCTATGACTAGCATTTAATCAACTCCTTATACTAGGGATAGTTGCTGGATTCCGTTTTTGTAGCCGAGATAGGAGAGGATTTTTTGTTCTTTGGCGAGGGAGTACGTGGGTTGTCTGCGGAACCATGTTTTCCATTCTTGAGTGCGCTTACCACTGTTACAACTTTTACACGCACAGACTATATTATCCCTTGTGAACTCACCTAATTTTTTTACTGGAATCAGGTGTTCCATAGCAAGTGGTTCTTCTGAGTCACAAAAAACACATTTATTACTAAAGTATTCCCTAACTTCTTTCCACTGATTAGTGGTAAAGGTATGAGGAAGGTTCCTGACCCTAGACCTACGCCTTTCATTAGTAACGCGTTGCTCTTCTGGATGGTCGGTTCTCCACTGTTTACTAGCTATGGCAAAGTATTCCTTATTATTTCTATAATATTCTCGCATTTTTTCGCGAAGCGTATCTCCATTTTCAAGGTGGTACTTTCTTTGCTTAATGGCAATAACCTCTTTATTGGCTATGCTATATCTTTTCTTACGAGCTACTACGGCATCATGATTCCTGTCCCTGTACTGCTTATCTTTTTCGGTGAACTTTTCTATATTGTCTAGACGGTATTGCTTCCTGTTTTTAGCAACTAATTCCGGATTATCTAATGTGTACTTTTTATGGTTATCAAATGTGCACATTTTACATTCATTTCTGAATCCATATTTAGTATCTGTCCTAACGTAAAAGTATTCGTCAGTTTTTGGGAATACTCTCTCGCAATCAGAACATTTTTTAGTATCCGAAGTGAGTAGCGCTAATTCCCCTATAGCCCTTGCATCCTTATACCCAGGAGTTTTGCGTAGTTCTTCATATATCCTCCTGCACTCCCTACATTCTCCCCTCAGTCCATCTTTGTTTCCCTTTTGAGGCTTGAAATACTGGGTATTTGCAATAAACCATTCCTTACATTTGTTACACTTCTTAAAGCTAGGCATTAAAATTAACCCCCTCAAGGTTTTACTTTTTCCCTCAAATCAATTCGAAAGCGAAAGGCACTTTGAGGAAGTGCTTTGTCGATCAGGCTCATGACTTCCCGATCTATTCGCTACATACATTATACCATATTTTAGGTTTATCTGCCTATTTTATTAAGAATATAATCCCGTTCTTCTTGAGTGCGACAATTCTCAAGGTCTTCCAATATATCATCTGGCAAATCCTTGTAGTTACGGGTAACTTCAAGCTCAGTCCTATTGGAGTGATAAGCAATGAGTCCGTAGCCTGCGCCATCATACCAATGGTCATATGAGCATTCCATAACCTTTTCTGGATTCTTAGGGTCTTGTAGGAGTTGTGGCAATGTCTCAATCAACTTTTCGCAAGTATTAAATATCTTAACTTTACTGGTCGTTACTTTTGCATTTTCATCAAAATACGATTTGAAATACTCATGGTATGTGGCCTTCCTGAACACGCGATCCGTAACAGCCCTTAAACAATCATTTACCCCGCCTTCAATGTAGAAATCAATAATGGATTTACCCTGCGGGGTATTACTACTCTTGGTAAGTGGGTGAACAGCCCATGCATCATGACCGGCTACAGTGAATCCGATACGCTCATTGCCTGTCTTGAAAACAACTTGCTTTGCCTGTTCTGAATAACTTACCTTTTCGTCCTTCGGCTCCCTTGTATACTCCCTGTAAATATAAACTGTTCCAAACTCATCTACGGCGTACCAGTACCACGCGAATGAATCAGTATAACCATTGTCTACAGCTCTCCACTTTCTCCAATGTGCAGGTATTTCGAACGCATCCACAACATGCAAGTCATAACTAAACTCAGGGAACGCTATTCCTTCAGATGCCTCGAATGCTTCCTCTGGCGTGTTCGGGTACTCAGCTCGATAAGACAACGGTAAGTCTTTTTTTGTCTGCTCATACCACTCCGCCGTTCTTCTTGGGTCGGTATCCCACGGAAGAAATACTCTTGCGAATGTGTTTACACCCTTAGTGGCCTTAACCCATATCTCTTCAAACAGTGTCATGCGTTTTGCTGTAGATAGTCCGATTACTCTACCACCAGAGGGTCTATTTATTGTGGGGTATGCAGCAGACCAGATAGTTTTTGCCCATTGCTGGAACGCCCACTCATCCAATAAAACAAGGTTAGCCGTAAACGAACGCCCACTGTCCGGCCCTGCCGATAATGAGGTGAATGTACTTTGATATGGCTTGTGTAATACGGTCACAGTTAAAACAGTTGACTCCCATTTTAACCCCTTATACGCTGCGTTTTCTTTTACATTTTGAGTAATCATCCATTTAGGGAGATTGGAAAGAATAAATTCTATTCGCCTGACTAATTCCTTTGCGTCCGGTGTCTCTGTTTTTGATAAGGCTACTACCGAATAACCAGGGAAATAAATCATGTACCATACGATAAGTGCCAAGGCAAGCCAAGTTAATCCTAATTGACGAGCCTTTAATACGATATTTAGACGGTTATTAAGAAAGCTATTCAATGCCCCCACTTGCTTAGGCCACATAGTAAATGGGGTTGCCTTGTTGCCGCCCATTTCAACGGCATCCATATCTTCAATCTTAACGAACTTCTCTATGAAATATTGGCAGCTTCTTTTTCCTAGTTCCCATTGGATTGCCTCTAATGAGGGTAAATCCTTTGCGCTAACTACTACAGGCTTATCCTTCTTAACCACCACATTATCACCTCAATGAGGACAGATACGTCACCCAATGTCGTACCCATATTTCCTCTCGACATTTGTATTTGCTGTAATCCCAGCGTTTGCAGTTGGCGCAGTTACAGCGAAGTTCTGGGGATAGAGTTTTAAATTCAGTGCATGAGCGATTTTCCCCCAATCGGATTACCTCCATTACTTAACTTCCTGTATTTCCCCTGAATAAACAGCACCACTTATCCATTGATCCAAAGCATGTTGTATTAGGGATTCTAATAGAACCTCAGATAAAAGTTCTCCATTTTTCATACTAGCTCATCCTTAACGTTTATTAATTCGTTTAAATGAATGTTTACTAGATAATTGCTCGTACTTAACGGTTGAAGGGGTTGAAATGCGGTTGGAGTAAGGTTTTTGAATTTGAAGAAAGGGTTAGGAAAACTACATTCCTAATTCGGCCATAGCATTATTAATTAATTCCTTGGCGTTAGGACTCATAGCTGCCGAACAAACTAAATACATCATGCACTTACGGCACAACCCCCTGCTGGGCTTGAATTCATCTTCTGTAACTGGGCAGGATTCCATATCTTCTAGCTTCATACTTTTCAATCTCCTTTAATTGTTTACATTAAAAATGAGGTAAATTTACCTTACTCCTACTTTTTGCATAGCTTCGTCAACCATACCAAGCCCGCGCTTCCACTCTTTTATTTTCTGAATAACATACTCATCCGGCCTAAACCATTCTCCCTTTAATTTTGATGTTTCAAATTCCTTATGCACCTGTCTCTCGGTAGACTCGTTTCCGGGAACCATGAAAAGAATAGTAAGAGTGTCGGGGTATCCGGTTTGCAATGCCTTCAATCTCTTTGCCGGATCTACTGAATACCCTATTTTTATGGCCCCTCCGCATAATCCTTGGATAAAGTAGACATAACCCTTTGGATTAACAGGGAGTATGGTTAATACGTCATTCTCAATCACTGCATCTGGCTTAACCACCGACATCATGTCTATTTCTTTTCTAATTCGTAAAGCCTTTAATGATTCATTTTTCTTATTCCAGTATTCAGTCCATCGTGGGTCATCTTTTTTCCACGACCATTTATTTATTTCATTTTCCAAGATGCTCATAAATCTACGGTCATATTTAAAAGCATTTAACTTATCTTGACTTCTCCAAATACTAAAGCTAATTCCCTTTTCCGCATGACCCTCACTCTCAAGCTTTTTGATAAACTCTTTAATCTTGGCATCCATAGGGATACCTAATACTCCAAGAAACGCTTGGCTGTAGGTAGTGACTCTATTAGGCATAATCAATCGCCCTCCTTATTCGGTTTACCTTTTTTAATAAGTCTCGATGAAATAACATAACCGCCATCGGTTGAATAAAGGAGTTCATTTTCCTTCATTTCACCCAATAGGCGGTTTAATTTCTTGTTTCCACAACCAAATATAGTTTGTATCTCTTTGTATTTCAAAGGATTCTTAGTACGCGGTTGAACCAATTTTCCTGTATTCCACTCAACGTATTTACCTAACGATACTAAGTACCCTGCCAGTTCTTCGACATTCCTGACTCCACTTTTTCTTAACCTATCAATCTCTTCAACCATGAGCATGATATAAGGCTTCTTTCCTCCTGTGTGCTTTGGGGGGTCTTTATCCTTCCTTGCTGGCTTATTCGGATTGTGCCAGAACGAGTAGAGTGTTAATTCCCTATTGTCATTATCAATCTTAACCGTAATGTATTCCTGTCCATTGGGTGCCTTATCCCTAGTAATAGTAACCCCTTGCGGAATCAACACATTAGTATTCCCGTTAAGGAAATCAAGTAAATTCTTCTCCATATTCCACCTCAAAAGCCCTTTCAATGGGCATTACTTAGGTGTCGAAACGACACGTTGTAAAAATGGCACTCAGCCTTACTCTCCCTAAGAGTGTAGGGTTTTCTTCATGTAATTCGTTTATATATACGTTCTAGCCTCGTTGCGTTATTTAGTTTGTAAAATATTTTTTATAAAAAGAGTATCCTTGCCTTAAAAGTACTTGATGATTTTAGGGGTATGGGGGGCTAGTTATTTACATAAACCTTCGTGCATGGATTTGTATTCGAGGAGAGAGTCGTATTCCTTGCGTGTAATTACCACTCTTTCTAGGCCATCTCCATTGCAATCGTTGCACTTGAATTCATGGTCATTTCCTCTTAATTTGTAATGGCCTAAACCATCGCATAAACCGCATTTATGTTCATCCTTCATGGAGCTAACTCCTTTGCGTTAAAATATTTTTGTAATTTTTTATTTTATTTTTTGTAGGAATGGTTGATGTCTATTGAGGGGATGTAGTATATAGACGGTTACCGCCTGGTGAACCCAATCTCGTGCCACCTCTGACGAGGGGGGGTTGGGTACTCGGGTTTATGCCAAAACACTGATTTAGGTGAAATAGTAGAGTGTAGGGATAGAAATACATACACAGATCACCCCTTTACCCGACTCACAGCTCAGGGTATGGGGTAGGGTCAGAATCTCAGCACACCACAGGCCAACAGCACACCACAGCACCCAGCCATGCAGAGACATCCGATGCCACTACAGCCGAAGCAACAGCCAGCCGGCAGCGCAGCAGAGTCAATGCCACCAATCGCAGAGCAGCCAATGCTATCCGGCCATAACAACATAAGGTACAGACACATCTATATGCACATTGCATTGAGTCCGATAACTAACATTATGTAAAGCACACAATTTAGATTACGATGACTACTAAAACCCTACATCCTTACTCTCCCAACGATCACAGGATTTATGTCTATATTGGTTAAGCTACCTTACGTAATCTAATTGAGAATAGAGGACATATTCCATGGCTGAAGGACATCATTTTGCTGCTAATCCTCTGTAATATCTACTACCTCCCCTTGAATCTGTGCTCTCTCCATAATCTCTGCCATCAAGCGTAAATCCTCATCAGAGTAGGCAGAGACAGCCTGGATGAGCAGAGGGCCGCCGTTAGGGCCGGAATACTCCACAGATTGAGTATCCTTCCAGCCTTTGAAGTTGTTTGTCAGGCTGAATTTAGCACCATTGACACCATCTTTATCAAACAGCCTGGCCTCGGCATAAGCCTCTACCCTAGCTTTTGCATGTGTAACAGCGTCAAAGAACTCTGCCTTATCCTGA